ATCCCGACTAGGATTCACTACAATGCCGAAACTAATTGATTATTCCCCAGTAAGGAAGAAGGCTAAAAAAACAAGGCAAGGACAGGGGAAAGGTTCTAAATTTGGGAACATTGGTAGTAAGAAGTATTATCGTAAAAAGAAAAGGGGGCAAGGATGAGCAAACATCCCAACAGGAGACCTATCTCAAAGAACGATATGGTGAGAGCAATAGAAGGGCTGGCTCATCATGCTCAAATAATAAGTCAGAGAATAGATGATGTTGAAGGGATACTTTCAAACTATCTTGAGTATAGGAAACAGGAAAAGAAATTTGGAAAGTTCTTAGATGGCAAATATAAACGAGACTCAGATATCGGAAGCGGAACAGACTCTTCTCCTAGCAAAGAATGATTTAATTGCTTTTGGGAAGTTGTTTCTCCCTGATGACTTTATGCGTAGTGAGACTCCCCCCTTTCATTTTGAGATGGCTGACCACATAGATAACCTCGATGTTAAACAATTAGCTATTATTCTACCTAGAGGACACGGCAAGACTGTCCTAACCAAGGCTTCCATACTTAAAGATTTCTTATTTTGTCCAAAGGATGATATGCTGTTCTATGGGTGGGTATCGGCCACTCAGAAGCTCAGCGTAGGTAATATGGACTACATTAAATACCACTTGGAGTTCAATGACCGAATTAAATATTACTTCGGAAGAATGAGGGGAGGCAAGTGGACGGAGGAGGATATTGAATTAACAAATGGATGCAAACTCATCTCAAAGTCAAACGTCGCGGGCATTAGAGGTGGCGCGAAACTCCACAAACGGTACGACCTCATATGTCTCGATGACTTCGAGCACGAACAGAACACTATCACAGTTGAAGCTAGAGCTAAGAATGCTAATCTGGTCACTGCTGTTGTATATCCCGCTCTTGAGCCTCATACTGGTAGGCTCCGTGTTAATGGTACTCCTGTTCATTATGATTCCTTTATCAACAATCTTATCGTCAATCATGCTCGTAGTCAGAAGAAAAAAGAAAAGTTTGCTTGGAAAGTAGTGACATATAAAGCCATACTACCGTCAGGTAGTGTGCTTTGGCCTTCGTTCTTTCCAGCTAGTAAACTCGAAGAGAAGAAGAAGTTCTATCGAGACTCAGGGCAACCTGCCAAGTTTTTTCAAGAATATATGATGGAAGTCCAATCAGAGGAAGACTCTGTATGGAGAAGACAACACACTAAGTATTGGGAAGGTTATTATGAGCATGAAGAAGACGTTAACTATATCGTACAAAACGGAGAAAAGAGACCTATCAATACATTTATCGGTTGTGACCCTGCTACTGACATTGATACTAAAGAATCTGATTTTAGTGTCATTATGGTTGTGGGTGTGGATACAGATAATGGACTATACGTTCTCGAATATGAAAGGCATAGAAGTATTCCAACTATAGGAGCAAAAGGAATGGATGGGGAACTTCTTGAGAAGAAAGGAGTTGTCGATTATATAATTGAACTCTATAACAAGTATCATTGTACCTCAGCTACTGTAGAGGATGTGGCTATGAACCGTTCTATATTTCAAGCATTGAATGATGAAAGGAGGCGGATAAATCGCTTCGATATAGCTGTTATTCCTGAGAAACCAGGTGGAACTCAGAAAAGAAACAGGATTTACAGTGGTTTAAGTGGCAGATTTAGCATGGGAACAGTAAATTTGAGGGAGAATATGTTTGATTTGGTGAACGAAATCCTTACTTTCGGCCCCAGAATGGCACATGATGACACCATTGAGTCTCTTTATTATGCAAATGTGCATGCTTTTCCACCTAATTACTCTCAAAACAAAGAGAAAAAGTGGTACAAACCGAAACGTAAGGCTAAACCCTGGATAGTAGCGTAATGGCAGAACAAAATAAAATGCTCCCAAGATGGTATGTTAGATTACTGAGGGATACAATGAGTAGTGATAGGACGAATAGGAATACTCTAAAATTTCAAAAGGCTTATAATATTTATAGAAGGCACATTGGTATTGAAGATGACTTCCCTCTAAAAGAGGATGCTATGTTGGGGCCACGTACTTCAGCTGCGGCTAAATGGTTTCATGAGCATGATACAAAAATGGAAGATGATATTGCATTTGATAAGATGCAAAAGTCTTTATCGGATAAAAGGATGGATTTTTATAGGAACTTTGAATTTACAGAACCCTCTGATACTTCTGACGTTAGGAGATAATGCCTCGCTTTAGCAAGAAAAGCAGGGGGAAGTTAGAAACCTGCGATGAAGACTTACAGGAGGTATTTAATATTGCTATTAGGTATTTTGACTGCACAATACTGGAGGGTTTTCGAGGAAAGAGTAAGCAAAATGAGGCTTATAAGAAAGGGAACTCTAAGCTCAAGTTCCCTATGGGTAAACACAATAAAGTTCCGAGCATTGCAGTTGATGCGATACCTTATCCGATTGATTGGGAAGATAGGGAAAGGATGAGTTATTTTGCAGGATTTGTTCTAGGGATAGCAAGAATGAAAGGTATAGTTCTTCGATGGGGCGGCGACTGGGATATGGATTTTAAAACCAAAGATAACAAGTTCGATGATTTAGTTCACTTCGAGATTAGGAAGCCATAATGCCCAAAGTAGGTAAAAAGCACTATTCATATACCAAGAAAGGAAAGGCTGCAGCTAAAAAAGCAAGGAAACGTAAGCGTGGCAAGAAAAAGTAACGTAGTAAAGGCTAACGAGAACTACCAACTCTGGAATAGAGCAAATACAGCTCAGAGGGGTAAATGGAATTATACTGCTCAAAAAGGACATGATTTTTACTTAAATGAACAGTTAAGCACTAAGGAAACAGATGCTCTGAGAGAATCTGGGATGCCTGACTTTATTATCAATAGGATAACTCCTATTATTGAGATAATGAAGTACTTCGTTACCGCTAATAATCCTAAGTGGCAGGCGGTAGGAGCAGAAGGTTCTGATGCTGATGTAGCTCAAGTTCATTCTGATATTGCTGACTATTGCTGGTACCTCTCTAATGGTAAATCTGTGTATAGTAGTGTTATCTTAGATGCTCTTACCAAAGGAATTGGATATTTTCATGTTGATATAAACCAAGATGCTGATAATGGTAAAGGAGATGTCTTATTTAAGAGAATCGAGCCATTTGATATCTTTGTAGACCCAATGAGTAGAGATTTCCTATTTAGGGATGCTTCATTCATAATGATTAGAAAGAATCTATCTAAGACTCAGTTAAAGGCTGTATTGCCAGATTATAAGGCTAAAATTGATAAAGCGTCTGCTCCATCTGATATGATGAGCTATTCAACTACTGATTTCAGGGACAGGGATAGTGTTATTCAAGAGGATATAGGTGGTACTTTTACGGAGTCAGGAGAAGATGATGAGATAGTACCATTCTTTGAGTGTTATAAGAAAATTAAAGTTCCTTTCTATAATCTGTTGATTCTTGTTCCCCCATCTAAAGAAGAGATGGAACAGATTAAGCAAACGGTAGAAGTAAAGATAAAAGAGTTCACAGCGGAAGCTCAAGTGAAGATGGCTGAAACGGTTGCTTCTTTAGACCAGGCTCTCCAGGCTGGAGAGATTATCCCAGAGAGAGCTGAATTAGAGAAACAAAAGGCTCAAAAAGAGATGCAAATGTCTATTGAGCAAGTTAAACAACAATTGATGTCTGAAATGCAGGAAGCTGCTACTAGAACTGAAACAAGTATTGTAAGTGAGAAAGAATATAAAATTCTGATGGAGAACAAGGATATAGCAGAAACTATCATCCAGGCTAATAAATTCCATCAAAGTAGGATTAAACTGACCTGTAGCTTGGGAGAAGAAACATTCCTGTACGAGTATATTCTTCCTATTCCTGAGTATAACATCATTCCAGTCCCGTATATGTACACTGGAACTCCATACCCAATGTCAGCGGTTGTACCTCTAATAGGAAAACAACAGGAGATTAACAAGGCTCACCAGATTATGATTCATAATGCGAACCTTGCTTCTAACCTGAGGTGGCTTTACGAGGAAGGCTCAGTGCCAGAGGATGAATGGGAGCAATATTCTTCTTCTGCGGGTGCTCTTCTCAAATACAGGCAAGGATTCACTCCTCCAACCCCAGTTCAGCCAGCGGCTATCAATAATGCTTTTTATACCATTACTCAAGAGGGGAAACAGGATGTAGAGTATATTAGTGGTATTTATTCCTCTA